TGTTATATGCGAGCAAATCTAGCAGAACTGATAAGTTGGAGCCATCAAAGTCATAATCTCTAAACTCAGTTTGCTGGCTTAGATATGTCTTTAGGCTTTGCTTATAAGCAGCAAAATCTAGTTCGGTGTTGGTTAAAAATCCTTGGTTCGCCATTTTATCTTATCCTGTTTAGAAGGAACTCAACAGTTCCTGCTTGTTCGTTTCTTACTAATGAGAAAGCAATGCTTATAAAATAACTGTTTCTATCATAATCTGGCGTAACATCAATGGTATCAATGTTAATTCTTGGTTCGTATTGATTGAGAGTTTGAATAATTGTTTCGCGCAAAGCAACAGTAGTGAGCGGAGTCATCTGTTCAAATAACAATTCGCTGATACCAGCGCCAAGTGCTGGATCTAACAATCTTTCATATTTATCAGTCATAACCAAGTTCTTCACAGAACGCTTTACAGCATCGATGTCATTTAATCTTACAACGTCATTTGTGATGACATTTCTACTAAACGAAGCAGTAAAGTCGCTGTACGTTGGTGGTGACTTGATTGGTTTTTCTTTACGGAATGACATTATTCGCCACCGTTTCCGCCATTGCCATCAGCTGAACCATCTGGACCATCGCCCTCAGTTCCTCTTCCAGGAAATGCCTTAGCCATTTTTCCATTAATCATGCGAATTGGTTTTTTGGTGACTTTGATTCTCTTCCCTTCAAATCCAGGAACTGTAAATTCAACCATAAAGTCTTTAAGAGTTTTCATGTAAATTCTCCGCTGTTATAGTGTATTTAGTAGTGATTAAGAACCGAGTTTGTATTCTTTTTTCTTAACATCATCAAGAACACGCGGATCTCCAGCATTCTGACGAATCTGTCTTGCAGTCATTTTAATATCACCACGATTAGCCATAAAAGTATCACCAGCTACATCAAGATTAAAATCTCCACCAACTTTCCAATTTACATCGCCAACTGTATCAATATTTGTATTACCATTCGTAGAGATATTAGCATCGCCGATAACAGTGATATTAATGTTCCCACCAACGAACAACTCATTGTTCGCATAGGTAATCAACTGAATACCATTCTGGCCACGGATTACAATAGATTTGTCTTGATGAATGGTGATGAACGAGCCATTCTTATGTTGAATGTTGATTCTTTCTGCATTCTCTGTGTCGTCCATTTCAATAAAATGACCAGTGTTAGACTTTACTAAAACATTCTTACCATAATCAGCAGCAAATTTACTGGCTTTTTCAGTTATGGTTGCGCCACCAGCAGTTTCAACAGAGACCTTGGTTCTATCTTTCCAGTCAGATAGAGGAGTCTTTCCGTCGATCGGTCGCTCTTCTGGCATAAATGTATCTGGGAAGTTTACTTGTTCATTTCCGAGCGCGTCTAAGTTTGGAACTTTTCTGGCATATTTTTTAACTAATGACTCGTCGATAGGAATGTTGTCTGGTAGTTTTGGTAGGTCGCTGTCTATGGATAACTTAGAAAGTATTTTGTTTTCTATAATATCATCTAGATCTGACAAATAGCTATCTAGACTCATAAACTTTTCGAATGCACCGCCAAATCCAGCACCGAGCGTAGCAGTGATGTCTTCAACAGCTTTGTTTATATCTGAGAATGCTGCATCTAAACCAATAACACCTATATTGGCTGGCGAAACTCCTTTCTTGAGAAGAGTATCTACCTGTTCTTTTACAATCGCAGAAGCTTGTTCTGGAGTAGTTGTAATAGGATTGATCTTTGGATCAATAATAATCTTATTATCAAAATCTTTTACTTGTAGATTTTTTAGTTGTTCTAATACATCAGCGGAAGTGGTCACGGTTTATCTCCTACAACAGTTGGTTTCTTTTTGACTGGTTCATCATAAATATTTTTTGTTCCATCTGGTAATGTTTCTGGCGTGTGTTTTGCTTGACCATCAGTAGCTGATTTGTTTGTTCGCAGAGTATATTCCCAGTGCCAAGATTCAACAATGTCCGGTCTTCTTTTTAGATAGATTCGTTTGAATCCAAATTTTGGTGCATTTTTCATCAACCAATGATATGGTGGTCTGTTATAAATCTGAACACCAAGATCGACTGCCAAACCGCAACCGTGATTAGACCTTCCAGGTCTTGCCGAAATACTCGGTTCTTCTGCCCTCTGGCTCACTTGTCTTTCATAAGTTCTGTATGAATCGTTAATAACCCAAGTAACACCAGATTCTTTTGCAGCAGCAACCATAGCCAAGTATGCTTCTGCTGCTTCTTTTTTAAGCAAAGCTGGTCGACCCTTAACATCTGTACCCACGCGAACTAATGTAGAAGGATCAATAGTTCCATTTGCGTCTTTTATATCACCTTTTGGATTTATAGTACAAGCGCCAGGAACTGGATTTGGTTTATACGCAGTGACTACATCTGCTGCATCAGAAGGAACACCACCAAAAATACTACTAATCGCACCAAAAAATCTACCACCAACAGATTCAACACCACCGTTGATTACACCCAAAATAAATGGCTGCTGCAACAATTCTCCATCCATAAAGAACCCAAGAACCATTTGTCCTGGATTAATTTTAGCAGATCCGCCATTTAGAACAGGCGCAAGAGGAAGGTTTTCAGTTGGTAGAATTTCATCTGATGGATGAAAACCGATAGCTCGGACGCGGACGCGACCAAGTTGTGTTGGATCTGAAAAGGTATCTTCGGCAATTCCGACGAACCAGATAAACTTTCCGTATGGTGTATTAGTTAAATCTCTCATATTTTAGTTGGTATCTTATCTTTTGAAACAAATGTGGGCACAGGATATGTGACGTTTTTATTATAATTGTACGAGAATCCGAACTGATTGCTTCTAGAATCTCTGACAACTTTACTACCATTTGCGGTCATCGATTTGGCTGGTTGACCTTGACCTAAGAAGTCTGTTCGACCCTGAATAAACGAAGCAGCATTTTGTTGCTTTTGTGGATCGGTAATCGCGTTCGCAACAGCAACGAGATATGATTTAGATAATGCGCCACCTCTTGCAGTGTTGACAGCAATCAAAGCAGTATCAATATCCTTGATGTTTCTCCATGCAGCAGGGTTATTAAATGTTGGTTCGTATTGACCTCTTGCGTTTACAATACCAGCAACAGTAGATTGTTGATATGCTTTGGAACCGACTCGATTGTAAATACTCTGAGCAACGTCGGCGCATCCTTGGAAATCATTACCAAATGCTTCGCGCGAACATATCGCTACCAAAGTCCAGAACTCAACGTCTGGAGAGCCACCAGTAAACAATTCTTCGATAGCAGATTTCGTAGCTTCTAGTGCACTTTGTACAGAGCCACCCAATCTTCTTAGAGAATTAAATATACCACTACCGCTTATTGCTCCGTTGATAACACCAAGAACAAATGGTTGCTGTATCAGGCTTCCATCCATAAAGAAACCTAATACCATCTGACCATTTTGAATTGGCTGAGTCCCACCACCAAGCACAGGAGACAAAGGTAAGTCTGGTGTGGCCAAAACTTCAGATGATGGATGATAGCCAAACGCACGAACACGAATTCTACCTAATTTTAATGGATCATCGAATGTATCTTCTACCATACCGATAAACCAGTAGAACTCATCATAAGGTGTATTTCTCAAATCCCTCATGGTGCACCGTTCAGCACATCTTTTTCGTATGCATCTTTGTATAAGTCAACATAGGTTTGAAATATAGTGCCTTTGATGTTGTGTTTTACAGCGCCAACTATAAAATCGCCAGATTGTCTTTTTGAATCACTGTCATCTTCATATGCACTTTTAGCAGGGACATCTAAGTTTAGAATATCTCCTGGCTTTATGGAAGGATTACCATAGACTTCAATTGTAATCTTTGTTTGTTCGAGTAAAGATCTCTGCGCGCGAGCATAGAGATATTTTTCTTCTAGGTAGTCATCGCGTTCCCAAGCAGTTTCAGAAACAGCGATATAAGAAGCTGGTGTAAAATCGTATTTTAAGTTAAGTGGATTTAATTCTATGTTGCTAGAAAATATTGGATATGAAGTATCAATCGCACTGTTTTTCCCTAACAAGAATATATTCTTAGAATCATCTTCATACTTAAATGTTTTTGTTGGTGATTTTACTTCTCTGTTTATTAGATCGATTAACACCATTTCACCTCTAAGTATACCAGAAGCCATCAAATCAAAATAATTTGAATGATCATATTGAGAAAGATACAATACTCGGAAATAATCTTTTTCTGCACTATTTTCAATAGTAGGATCATTTCGTTCAGGATAAAACTTATATTTTAATGATCGCTGTTTGTTTTCGTCGCTGGCTATAGATCTAGCAGTTCTTAACTTAAATCCTTGGTAATCTTGATAAAAGA